TTTAAGATTTCTTCTTAAAGCTTTATCCATACCTGTATAAACTTCACCTGCACCTTTTTTACCCCATTTTAAACTTGTAGCTCCCCACCCAAAAAATGGTATAGCAGATGCAGCAGTAAGACTAGCATCAGTATATTTACCTTCTGCAGCATACCAAGCTGCATTTACTAAATCAACAGGTTCTCCAATAATTGGAACCGCTCCAACTACATCTAAAATAGTATGACCTATAAAATTTGCATTTTTCTTAAGTTTTTGACCAAAACTTAATTTTCCTTCTACATTATGCTCGTCAAGTAATACATTTATTGGTTTTCCAGAAGATCCTATCATAGCTCCTCCTGATCCCTCTGTATAAAATCCATCATCTACACTTTTATAACCCCCATATGTTTCTAAACCTTTTTTAACATGTTCTTCATAAGCTTTATAACTAGGAAATTGTACACCGTCTCTAGTATAAACAGTAGTTTCTTTTTTAGGGTCTGTTTTAGGATCTGTTCCTCCATTTTCATATTTATTAGGGCTTATAGATTTATAACCACCTTTTTTTAATTCTTGTTTAGGACCAGAAAAATAAGTTGTATACTTACCTGTCTTTTTATTGTATTTAGTTATTTGATCTGTAAAAGGGATATTAGTTGCTTGATTATAATTAAACTTAGCTTTCTTAATAGCTGTTGCTTGATCTATACTAGAGCCAGAAACTAAAGTATCACTCTCTGGGTTTCCCCCTAATTTATCAAGTAGTTTTTCATATTTTCTAGAACTTAATGCCTCGGCAGCTGTTCCTCCTTCTTTTTTCTTACCTCCAGTTTCATATTGTCCAGGTTGAATTATATTTCTTTCTGTTGAAGTTAATTCAGGAGTGGATGGCATTCTACCCCCTAATGCAGGGATTGGCGCTTCAGGTAATTCTTCAGAAGTTTGATTTTCTATTTGAGAAGCACGTTGTATCGTAGCTTGATCTATTAATTCATAGACACGCCCTTGATACCCACTAGCATAAGCATCTTTTATTATTTGCATCTGCTCTTCTGATGTCAGCATTATTTATCTGATTTCTTTTTAGTTGCTTCTGCTTTTTTTCTATCTACAGCAGCTTTAGTTTTAGCTATTCGTTCTTTAGATTTTGTATCTTCTCTTTTTATACTTGCAGTATCTTTATTAGTTTCAGCTTTACCATCTGCTTCTCTAGCCTTAATATCAACTTCTCTTTCTTTAATATCTAGCTCTCTCATACCTTTAGCTAAATTTAATTGAGCATTAACATCATTATCTCTAGCATGAATCATAGCAACTTTAAGTTGAGTTTCTCTATCTTTTTCTTTATTCATGTTTTCATTATCAAGCTCTCTTTGTTGTTGTTCTATTTTAGCTTGTTCTAATTGTTGCTGAGCTTCTTGTTGTTGTTGTTCTAAAGCTTGTTGTGATTTTTCAGCTAATTTAATTTTATGTTTAATTTGAGCAAAACTGTCTGAATCAAACATTTCTGTTATAGTTGAAGCTGGTACCCCATTTTGTATCATTGATTGAGATAGTTGTTTAACTGCTTCTAATTTATCTTGTTCTTTACCAGAGTCTGATAAGAATATACCATATTGAGATTCCATATGCTCCATACTATCTATATCTAAAAAATCAGTAGTACCGTCAGGCATAACATACATAGTTTTCTTTCCAGATAACCATGCTTCTTTAGAATAATCTAATAAAGCTTGTAAATCTCTTTGCTCCATTCTATTAAATTTTCTAAAATAGTCTTCTGTAATATGAGATGATTGTACAATAGCTTGTTGTGAAGTTGCTTTACCTTCATAACTTCCTACTTGTCCTTGTCTTTGTCTATTTACTCCAGATAATTTTTCCCATTCTTGCATTATAGATTCTAATAAAGCAATGTATTGCTCTATTGTTTTTATAGACATATCCATCACAGATTGATGTTGTGGATTTAATTGAATCCCTTCTTTATTATAATCTACCCAAGCAATACCAGAACCTTCTACATAATACATAAATTTATCCATATCCCATTTTTTAGGGATCATATTAATATCAAACTGTGCAATAATATCTTTACTTCTAGCTATTGCAAGTTCTAATCTATATTTATAAATATTATAATTTAATTGATAAGGTATACCTAATTTAACTAAAGATATATTTTTAGAATTTGTATCAGAATATCTTCTACCATTAATAGGTAATTTACATTTAGAAGGATTTTCTAAAGATAATCTTTGATTAAGTATAGGATTTATATTTACATATATTCTACCATCTATTCTTGTACCTTCCCATACTTCATTAACCCATTTCCAATTTAATTTAGCTCCAGTTTCCTTTAATTCTTCAGGCATTCTAAAACCATCTTCTACAATTTTTTCTTCTAAAGCTCCTGTATTAGGATCCATAAATGTTAAAAATCCTATTCTTTTTCTAGATTTCCAATATACTTGAGCTACTTCAATTAATCTATTTCTATATGCATTAGCATCTTTATTCATAGAATTAGTATATAGAAAATACGAGTCAGATTCTGAATGTCTAGGTTCTTCTAATTCAGTTATTTGTTGTTCAGTTAAATATTCATAATAAGCATCTATTACACTAGAAGCATGTACATATTTTCTAACTAATGCCCAATCTCCATCTTCTACAAAATCTAAATCTGGATCAAGATCATAATCTACATCTATAGGATTTAATATTTCGTAAAATGGTTCTTTATTTCTTACACCTCTATGGGTATATACTTCTCCAGAAACTAAAAAATGAAACCAAGCTTTTTGAAATTTATCATGCATTTCTTGATCATGCATAATAAAATTCATAGCCTGTTGTCCTTTAATAGCTCTATTATCTACATAAGTTGATTCAAATTGTTCTGCTATATGTTGAGGTAATTGTACTTCTTGTTCTTCACCTTCAAAAGTTCCATTTTTTATCATTTCATTAGCAAATTGCTGTTGAAAATTTTGATATATTAAATCATTTTTTGCTTGCTCTTTAGTAGATATAGCATCTGCATTTTGTACTGTAACAGTGAAATTGAGAGGCCTTTTAGATTTCTCACCTAACAAAAGATCTATGATAGGTTTAATTATGGGATAATTACGCATTTGAGAGGGAAAATTAGATCTGCTTTTACCGTAAGGTTTTAGCACATATTTATAATCTGCCTCTTCAATTACACCGTTATAGTATTCATATAATTGTTGTAAAGATTCTTTTCTATTACTTCCAGCACTACGTCCAGAATTAGATAATTCAATATAAGCTTCTACACAAGCTTCTTTCCATTTTTTAGTTTTTTTGGACAGAGGTAGTTTCTGCCTCGGTATTTTATCATATCCCATAATCTGACAAATTTAACTATATTTTTTTTAATTTGTTGCGTTTATAATTCTTTTACTTTGTATATTATATATATAACACTATAAATAATTACAAATATCATATAAACTATACTTTAGTGTAAGTTCTTCTCCCTTTTCAATTTTTT